ACTCATGGCGTTAGCGTGGTTTGCAGAATGTGCGCCACCAGTTCTGTTTTCGCCTGTAACTGGGTCTTTGAACATCCTCATCATTTGATCTTGCATACCTGTCTGCATTGCTGGCGCATCAAAGCCGCGCTGTGCAAACAACTCTTGCAACGATGGGACCGTAGAGCCGCCTCCCATCTGACCGAATTGCTGACCTGTATTTTTAGGTCTATAAGGCAACGCCTTCATAGTTCCCGCTGGGCCTCCAGGCCCCCGCGTCAGCGGGCCACCAACGCCGCGATTACGCATAGCATCCATCAATCTTCCTTGAAGGAATCCGGGGAACGCTCTGTCGGGCCTTGGCCCGCCTGGACGTTGACTCATATTCTTTACTCTTCTTCAGAAGAATCGTCTTCTTCTGACTCTTCTACAGCTTCGGGTTCGATGACTTCTTCAACCACCGCCTCAGGCGCTTGATCAATCTCTTCAATAGACTCTGGTTCTGTTCCATTGCGTAAAGCCTCTTGAGCCTTGTTTACGGACTTCTGAACTGCTGCCATCTTCTGTCTTACTGAACTCATTGTAAATCTCTCTATCGATTACCGAAAAAGTCTTTCGCCATATTCTCTGCAGTTTTAGCCATTTGGGCTGATCTCTGCAAGCCAATTCGCTCACGAGCGACTTCATCCTTCATCTCAGCTAACTCGCGCTGCAGATCCATTCGCTCATCCGCCATGTCGGCAGTGTTATCAATTCGCTCACTTTCCAGATTGATTCGTCTATCAGCTTCTTCAGCTTTACGCTGCAAATCGGCTTCTTTGATATCAAGCTCACGGTCACGCAGATTGACCAATGGGTCATCCTGCTGTGGCGGTGCAAGATCTTCGGCTAGATCTTCCATGATCTGCGTTGTGATCTGGGCAACCTTGTCCTCCATGATCACTTGCATCTGCTGCTGCATCTGCTGCATTTGCATTTGAGACTGCTGCATCATCATTGGGTCCATCTGACCTTGTTGTTGCATCTGCTGCATTTGCTGCTGCATCTGTTGAATCTCAGGGTCTTGTTCAGCCATTTCACGCGCCTTGAAATCAACGTGCTGATAAATGTGCGCCTGAATCATACCAGCCACAGGGCTTTGCCCAGGTGGCATCGCAGAAACGATGGGAGACTTCAATAACGTCAAATGCGCCTGTATGTGGGCGTCGTGATCCTGATCAGGAAAAGCTTGTGCTGGCTGGCCCTGCAAGAACCCAGCGTTCTCCATGGCTGGAGACATAGGCTGTGGTTGAGGCGGTGGGGGCAATAACTGCTCAATCTGCTGCACACCCATCGCTTCGTACATGCGGCGATACGCCTCGTGCATTCCCTGAGGCCCATGTATCTGTGGGTTCGACTGAACCATTTGCATCATCTCTTGAGCAAGCATGACACGCTGACTCATGGAGAAAATGTTGGGGTCAGAGACAGGAATGATGTCGATTCGATCATCAAAGTCCTGCGCCATCAACTGCTGCTGGCCACTAGCGATCTGGTATGGATATGCCTTGATCGGTGAGTCTTTGATTACTCGTGCAAGAATATTGAACTCAACTCGCTGGCTGTAGTGCATGCGCTTGTGTATTGAACTCATTACACGACTGCCGCGCTCAAGCAGCGCAATCGTAGTACCGACAGGCGCTTCTTGGTTTCCATCACCAACCTGCATATCGCCAACAGAAGCAAATCTACGACCCGCTTCAACCAACATGCCCAACAACTGCAAAAGTGTGCCGCTTGGTTCTTTGAACGGCAAAGGCATCAATGCATCGCGCAGTGACCCGCCAGGTGCATCCATGTCTCTGAACTCACCAGGTTGCAACGGCACATCGTTATCTCGGATACGAATGCCACGAGCCTTGAATCCTGCAGGCAGGTTGGCCAGCGTACCGGCATCGATCAACTGACGCAGAATGGAAGTGGCTGCTTGAGATAAGCCACCAATCATATGGGTCAGACCAAAACCATAAAAACCAACGCCTGGCAGAAACTTGTAATGCACAAAGTAGTCAATGCGACGGCGCATAACGTCCGCTTGGACATAGTTCCTGCGAATAGATAAAACAGTGTTCTGTTTCGGTAGTAACGTGACGATGTACGGTAGTTTGATTCCTGTCTCTTCGCCATTGCCATCCACATCCTCAAAGCCTGGAATATCAAGTTCTACATGAACCTCAAGTAGCTCAGCCTCGTAGTCACTAGAACCACCTGAAGGCTTGATGCCCTGAAGCTCATCAATCTCATCCTCAATATCATCTGAGTAAGAAGCATCGTCATAATCGCCAGAACTCTTTGTCTTGCGATAAAAACCTGTCTGCTGCAGCTTGCGAACTTCGTTCATCGACATGCCAATTACATGCGTGATACGAACCGCATCATCAAGACTGGTGGTGCCGTAAGGCACAATTAGTTTTTCAGATGGGATAAAGCGCGATACAGGGCGGCCCAATGATTGGTCAAAATGAACCTTACGGAACGCGCTGCCAGACAAGGGCAAATAGAAAAGCAGTTGGTCAGTCTCAGGATCGTACTCTTTCATCTCCTGAGTGATCAGGTAATTCATGTACTCCTGCACACGAGCAGCCTGCAAATCAGTCTGCGGCGTACCCATACCCATAACCATGGTCTTAACAGGGCCGCCAGAGGGCAGCATTTCCTTGTAGGCTTGCGCTTGGAACTGGGTGACAGATTCGGCTAGAAGCGGGTGAACTACGCCAGAAGCGCCATCAAACGGCTCTGTGCGGTCTTCAAATTTCATGCCCAAGAACTTGAGGCCTTCGGTGTACTGATCAATCCACTCTTTACGAGAAGATCGGTCATCATCAATGTCGCTCATCAGGTCAGAATAAATTCGACCAAGGTCGGCACTTTCCATTGTTTCTGCGAGGTTGGCATCAAACGCCATGGGCATGTCACCCATAAGCTCTTGTTCACCGAAGACCATCGTACCGTCATCCATGATCATGGCATCTTCATCGTCCATGCCATCAAGGATCAATTCATCTTCAGTGACCGCGCCAACCTGAATCTCTTTCGAGTTGTCTTCGATATCAAGCTCGTTAATATCTACGTCATCTACACCGCGCTCTATAGCCATGGCTTACTCTTTGTCTGCGTACAGATTATCGAAGATACGGTTCACATCTAACGTGTAATCCAAATCCGACTTGCTGTAATGAATATGCTGAGACGGCTTAAAATCAGGTGCCCCCTCGCCAGTCTCAAACCATGCCGGATGCGTCACGCGCACTCGGTTGTTTGGCAAAGCTACTATATTCCCAGTCCACTCGCCAGCATCAAGTAACTCCATCACATGCGATTGTTTGTGCTGTGCAGGATCATCAGCGATCTCATTCTCAGCATAGTCAACAGTGAACAAGTACTTCGCGGGATACATTTCACCGCCAATCTTCGCCATCCAAGGGCAAGGTGTAGCACGATCTAGAACGTATACAGAATGAGTGTGAGAAGAACAGTCCCAAGGCTGGGCATCATGTACCGCCATAGGCTCTGGCCATTCCTCAAACGGCGTATCCGCAACCAAAGCAGTGATCGGCATTCTTGCCCACATGGCTCCACCATGGACATTCGGTTCATCCTCTTCATCGTCAGTTTCACACCCAGTGAAAATGACCTGAAAACTGAGGCATCTCGTAGGCATAGTAGTCACGGCAATAACCATCGCGTGCAAAAACTCGCCATGGTATTTCTCGTGATTGTGTGTGTATTCCCGTCTCACCCAGCACTTGAAGTGCGGGATGTTGCTTTGCAGATATGGCAAACTATGTTAGCCCCACTTGGTTTCCCACTTGGTGACCATTCCTCCTTTTGATTTTTCTAGCGGGGTGCCAGATGGCTTAATCCCCTTCTTCTCCATCTCAGCGCGACCAACACGCTTCATCAACTCGTAGCCTCCTGCGGCACCGGCACCTGTAGCAGCGGCTCCTGCAGCAACACGGTTGCGAGTCTTCTTCGCTGCAGTCGCAGCACGCTCACGATCAGCAATCGACGGGCCTTTCTGATCCCGCATGTACTTCGGCGTGGGCTGGTTCTTAGATGCCTCTTGCGCTTTCTTAACGGCAGTCTTGCCATACTTCTTGATCGCAGCCTCAACGCCTTTCTTGGCGATGAGGGCTATGATCGGAAATAACGGAGCAGCCACTATCGAAGAGCCTTACCGTAACCGCGCTTAGCTGCGCCTACCCCTCTGGGTTTGGACTGCTTACGCACAGAGCCACCTTTGGCATAACCTTTTTTCATCATACCGCCACTAGATCTCTTCACGACTCTAGAAACTTTTCTAGGGTCATTAGTTTTAATGTCGGTATTGAACTCACCCTCATCTCTAAAGGTGAAAGTAGACTTGCCTGCATTTCTTGCTCTGCTAAAAGCTTTTTCAAAAGCAGCATCTCTTTCAGCTTTAGCGTCTGCTTTCTTTTGGGCATTGGTCTTGCTAGGCCTTCTTCCGGTCCTAGCCTCCTTGCGATCAGCTTGAGAGCCTTCCTTTCCTTTTGGAAGCTTGTCTAGGTTGCTAAGGGTAACCCCTGCAGCTAACCCTTTAGCGGCTCCAGACAACTGATCTCTTTTGCCTTGAATCTTAATTACCGCCGGCCCCATTAAATGAGTCGTTGTCTTGCCATCTTTAGACTGAATGCGGCCTCGAGATTGTTCGCCAGTTTTTGTTTTAGCGTCCTTAAAATTAGTTCCAGTTGAACTTTTAACTTTATCTACAGCTTTCTCGCCAAACTTTTTGATGGCCTTCTTAACGCCTTCTTTGGCAATAAAGGCGGCTATTACCGCAGGAATCGCCATTAGCGGCCAGCCTTCCCGAACCCGCGAAGAGCAGCACCTACACCGCGTGGCTTCGTAGGCTTGCGTGAAGTCGCTCCACCCTTGGCCATACCCTTCTTCTTGACAGCACCGCCTTTGGCATATCCTTTGGACTTCATCATGCCGCCAGCTTTCTTCTTGGCAACACCTCGACCCTTCAGGATGTCCGCCTGCGTGACCTTGCCGTCACCCGTCAGGTCAGGGAAGCCGCCATTCTTCATGCCCATAGCCCTACGGCCACCGCGAGCACCACCCTTGGATGCCATCTTGGATTTCATCATGCCGCCTCCCATCTTCTTGACTGGCTTCTTTCCTTCAAATCGATTGTACGCCTGGGTGAGTGTCTCACCCTTCTTACGGCCAAGCTCTTCTTTCGTAATCGCTAACTTCTTCTTGCCATCAGCGCCCGTGTAAAATCTAGAACCTGCTTTCTTTGCCGCAGCAACAGACTTGTATTTCTTCCATTCTGGTCCGCTTGATGCAGGCGTGGAATTGGTGGTCTTCGCCTTAGGGGCGGGGGTCTTCGTGGCAGGGGGCTTGGAAGCAGGTGTTTTGGCGGCAGGAGCCTTCGGTTTGGCGGGCGGGTTTGCAGAAGAACGCAAAACACCCGTACTTGCCTCGGCAGAATCTTGTCTAGCCAAACGCTCTCGACGCTTCATGTCGGCAATTGCTTTCTTCTCGTCAGCATTTAAAGCCCTGCCACTAACAGACGCAGCTTGACGATCAATCTTTGCTTGCTCACGAGCACGAACACGCTCTTTGCGGGCCTCTTCGTTCTTTCTTATCTCTTGCTCTGTCTTTTTTCTTAACTCAGCAGCACGCCTCTTACCTTCAGCTTCGCGCTGCTTGAGAATATCCATGCCTTTGCGTCTTCGATTAGAACGGCCTTGAGGGTCATCCATGCTTTCGGATCGGGGGAAGTCGCCACTGAGGTAGCTACCAATCGCACCGAATAAACCTTTTTCTTTTGCTTCATCGGCAGCAATTTGCCGGCGAGTCCTATCTTCGTACTTGCTTTTGGCCATAGGAGGCTCCTAATAATATGCGCGCTTATCTCGGTACACTTCCTCTTCCTCCTCGTCAGAATAAAGATTAATGAAGTTACCTTGACGAAATCTTAATATCGCCTGCGTCGTAGTGTCCACATAATCATCGTGCGGCGCAAACGGAAATGCAGCGCACTCCTCAATAACCTCATCCGCAAACACACGGTCAGGCGCCCAAACCATACCAGCCTCAAACACAGGACTCACCGCGTGAACACGCGACATCTTGTCATTGCCCCTAGATGGCCGGTAATTCACCACAGGAATCCCCATCGCCCTCAACTCGTGCGTCAATGGCGTACCACTCGCCTGTGCCTCAATCAAAACCATGTCAGGC